AATGGTCAGATAAAAAAATATATGCAAGTTAAGATTCTTAATAGTGGTCAAGGAACAAAATTCACATTTACAGGAACTGATAGAACCTCTGCATTAATTACAATTAAAGTCTCTCACTCTTGGACTGCATCTAACACTGGTAATAGACATGGTTCAGCAATTTTTGCAGCAAAATTCTTTACCGCAAATGGAGGAAGTGCTGGTTGGGGTGGTATTACTTTAATACAAACGGACGGATACTCCACTGGTAATTTTATTTTGTCTAATGAATCAGGATATGGTTATTCAATTAAGGTGAATAATCCACTTAGTGATAGTGGAATATCATTTTGTTATGATATTGAGGTTATGAGTGCTTCCAATACGAGCAAACATAGTTTAACATCAGTCGCAGTGGTTTAATAAATAACTAAAAAGTAGATAATGGCTGCATTCGATTTTCCTAACAGTCCCAACACAAATGATGTTCATACAGAGAACGGTGTCTCATTTAAATGGGATGGCACTGTTTGGAAAAGACAAAGTGGAACTGGTGCACAAGGACCTACAGGAAGCACAGGAGCACAAGGTGCTACAGGTCCAACAGGTGCACAGGGGCAAAAAGGAGCACAGGCATATATTAGTGATGCTGCACCAAGTAGTGGTGTCGTAGCAGGAGATTTGTGGTGGGATAGTGATTCTGGGGATTTTAGTATATACTTTGACGACGGATCAGGATCACCATCAGCACAATGGGTTGAGGTAGGATCGACAGGACCCACAGGACCTACAGGACCTACAGGATCTACGGGTGCACAAGGTGCTACAGGACCTACAGGTGCTCAAGGTGCTACTGCTGCTGCTGGAGCTCAAGGTGCTGCAGGTGCACAAGGTGCAGTTGGTGCAACGGGTGCTCAGGGTGCAACAGGATCAACAGGTGCACAAGGAACAGCAGGATCTAGTGCTACTATATCTAACAACGCAGCAACTAGAATTATAACTGGTGGTAGTGGAACTAATTTAACTGCTAGCCCAAACTTTACCTATAGTAATCAAAAAGTATCAATTGTTGGATCTCAAAAAGAACTTCTAGGACTTCAATCAACGCACACTCAAGGTCCTCAATTTTCACTAAGCGACTCAAGTGGAGCCTTTTCATATCTTGGTAGTGCTAAATCATTATTCACTGGTGGAAGTGTTACAGATCTTGGACTTAGATCAGAAAATAGTTTAGCGTTCGGAACTAATGGAAATAATGAAAGAGTTCGCATCACATCAGGTGGTAAAGTAAATATCGGTGGTGATTTTAATCAATCAACTTATAATCTTAGTGTATACACTGCATCTGGTGCAAGTATATTAGCCAAATCTGGTAGTTCTACTCATTCAACAGCTAATATTTGGTGCCATAATGATACTGCTAATTGGTTAGCATTAGGTGTTTGGGGTTCTTCTGCTAATACTTCTGGATTAATTACTGCTAATGATGGACTTGTAGGATCAAATAATGATTTATCCATTTATTCCACTAATGCTTCTGGAAATGTAAAATTCGGTGCTGGTTCGGGTTATCCAGAACATATGCGTCTCACATCAGGTGGACAATTAAACATTGGAAGTAATCTTACTCAAACTACTTACGTATGTGAGGTATCTGGTGCATATAATAAACATGGAATGAGAGTTGTTAGTGGAGCACCAAATTATCAGGATCCTTTTGTTGTTGCATCTTCTACAGGTGGAGAAAGATTTAGGGTTAAGGGTGGTGGTACTGCACAGTTCAATAATTCTGTTGGTATTCAAACAACTAATATAGATTCAGCAAACTTATCAAACCCAGTTGGTGCTGGTCATTCATTAGTTGGATTGTATATTGGTGATGGATCAATGATGTTTAGTAGTGCGTTAAGTAGAACGGGTGGATATTATATTTCAACAGATGTAAATGCACTTAATGCAGGACCAGTGACTCTAAATAGCAATATGAAATTAGACGGAACTTGGGTAATCGTATAGAAAACCATGGGAACATTAAATTTAGGAACAAACGGAAAAATACAAGCGACTAATATTGATTTAGATGGTGCTTGGTCAGATGCTCCAGCAGGAACGATTATCAAAACTGGTCACTGGTCTACTGGATATGGAACAAGTTCAGGACTTATTACATCATCAACATCACTTTCGGATATTGATTTAACAGGAACCAACGCAAATGGTTTTGGTGTTACAGCGAGTGGGGCAGAACTTACTTTTAATAAAATAAGTAGTAATAGTCACTTACTCATAACAATTCACTTTCCAGTATATCAAAATGGATCTGGTGGATCTTCAACAAGTGGAGCTATGGTTGGATACGCTATGCATGATGGCTCTAACTATATAAGAATTGATAGCACTCCTAATTATGGACCTTGGGATTATTGGGGTGCTTTCGGATATGGTGGATCAAGTGCTGGTTCACTAAGTTATACTTTCTCAACAAGCACTTTATCTTCTTCAAGGAGTGCATTTTTAACTAAGACAGGTGCAGTAAAAATAAAATTTCAAGGTAGATCACATAATGGATCAGAAACTGTTTATTTCTTAACTTATGGTAATTCCAACCCAAAAGAGGGAACAATCCAAATTCATGAAGTCATTGCTTCATAGACCTAAATAAAATTAAAACATATTATGAAATACGACATCCCATTAGCACTACAAGAATTAACGCCAGGAGCACAGTGGGTTCTTAGAGGTTCTGACTATTCTGGTCTTGAGTGGGTTGATAGTGGTCAGACAAAACCTACAGAAACAGAACTAACAGATAAAATCGCAGAACTTGATGCAGCGGAACCAATGAGATTATTGCGTGAAGAAAGAGATAAAAGAATTGCATTAACCGATTGGAGAGCATCATCAGATTTAACAATATCAGATGCTTGGAAAACATATCGTCAGGCACTGAGAGATTTACCTGCAAGTGCAACTCCAAAGTTAGATTCTAGTTTTAAATTAGATCTTACCTCAGTAACTTGGCCAACTGAACCCTCATAAATCATGCCATCAGAATTAAGAGTCGATAAAATAGTTCCAACTACTGGTGTGCCCAGTGGAGGGGGAGGTGGTGTAATTCAAGTTACTCAAGGTTCTAGAAATTCTCGTTCTCAAACCACTTCAACGGATTATGTTGCATCAGGATTAAGTGGAACTATCACTCCAAAAGTTAATACAAGCAAAGTTCTAATTACAGTAACATCTACTGTTAATTGGGTTTCTGGAGCAGCAACAGCAGCATTTATTATTCGTAGAAAAGTTGGAGGATCATATGTAGCAAATAGTCCATTAGGTAATACTGGTCATGGAAATGTAAACAACCCCGATGGTGCAACAATAGCTGCTTATGCTAATGATGGTAGTGGTTCTAACAATCAAATGCCTTTGACTGTTCAATGGTGGGATTCACCTGCAACTACTTCAGCTATAACTTATGAATTGTGGATGGCTGCAAATGGTGGTTCTGGATGTGGAATAGGTGGTTTAGGTGATCAGGATGGGTATAATGTTTACAGCCAAATTATTATGATGGAGGTATCGGCATAATGTCAGAATTAAGAACTAATAAAATCATACCAAGAGATGGAATACCTGCAGCGTCTTCAGGCACTCGTATTGGTGGTGGTATGATTCAAGTTGTATATGCACAGAAAAAAGATGCTCAAACTATTCCTGGTGCTGGTGGAGGGTCTGCTGGTGATGATGTTGATATAAGTGGATTAAGTTTCACAATTCAACCATCTTCATCATCAAGTCTTATTTTACTTCAAGCTACAATTCATCATTATGTTGACGCTAATCAACAAATGGGTTTTACATTAAAAGCAAATAATAGTACCATTACTGATGCTCTGGGCGATGCAGATTCTGGAGGATCAAGTAAAAGACAATTTGCATCTGGATATGGAAACCAAGGTAATGCTGATAATTGGGTCATAGGATGTACAAGTTTTTCTTATCTACATGCCCCTGCAACGACAAGTGCTATTACTTATAAAGTATGTCTTAATATGGCAACTACTAGTGGAACTTCTTATATTAATAGAAGTGAAAGAGATTATGATGGAACTCATTATGATTATAGAACAGTGAGCACATTCATGGGTATGGAAGTATCAGGATAAATAACTAAAAAGTAGATAATGGCTGCATTCAATTTTCCATCCAGTCCTAATAATGGACAATCATATACAGCAAATGGAGTAACCTTTACTTACAGCAGTGCTAGTGGTGCATGGCAGAGAAGTAGTGCTGTTGGTGCTCAAGGTGCAGCTGGTGCTCAAGGTGCAACAGGTTCTACAGGTGCAGGTGGGTCAACTGGTGCTCAAGGTGCAACAGGTTCAACAGGTGCTCAAGGAGCAGCAGGTGCTGCAGCATCTATATCAAACAACGCAGACGACAGAGTAATTACTGGTGGTAGTGGAACAAATTTAAATGCTGAGTCTGGATTAACATTCGATGGTACAGAATTAAAGATAGGAGGAGACTCTAATGTTACTGGTACATGGGGTCTAGAAGTTTATAATACAACTGGCACTGAAGGCACAGGATTATTTGCTGGAACAGGTGGAGCACAAATTAAGTTACAAGATACTGTATCTGGCGAAACAATTAAAATAGCAGCAAATGGTCAAGCGTCATTTTATTCAGAACTAGCTGGCGACCCAATGGTGTTTTTCACAGCACCTAGCGGTGGGTCAACTACTGAAAGACTTCGCATCACATCAGATGGTCGATTGTTTGTGAACTCAACTGCAGTTGTTAATACTGATGATTTCTTAACTATTAAAAGACCAGCAGGTAATACCTCTGTAACTTCAATGACAGTTGATGCTACAACATCAACAGCAACTTATGCAAACGCACTTATCTTTACAAAGTCAAAAGATTATTACTTCAATGGATTGATATTCACATCATCGGGTGGACATCAAGGTGGAATAGCTGCAAAGATGACTACTAATGGTGGATCTACACCTGAGATTCAAATACGTATTGGTGGTTCTTCATTCAATCAAAGTGATACTCTTGCGATGTCAGTCAAAAATACTGGAACGGTTCAATCGTATTATCATGCAACATCAAAAAATGGTATTGTTCAAATTCAACAAGTAACTAGTGAAACTCGTTATTCTGGATCTATTGCTTCCGTTGATTTAATTACTGGTAGTACCTTTACTCCAAGGACAAGTGCTCCTAGATTTTTAATTATGATTTTCTGTCCTGTAAACACTTCTGACGATAGTGATGCTGGTGGTTCCAATCAAAACTCATATTTTTATGGTAGAATTGAATACCGTAAAAGTGGTGGTGGTTGGATAGAATGTGATAATCAAGGTAGTACTTCAAACCAAGGTGGTAGTAAAGCACACATAGAATTATCACCCAACCGAACTGGTAATGGTACTACTGATTATTGGTCTGGTGAAAGATATAGAATGGAACATAAACAGGCAACAATCTTAGTTACTAATGTAGGTGACTGTGGATCAAATGGTACTGTTCAATTCAAACTTCGTGGATATGCTCAAAATAATAGTTTTGTGCAGATTGGACAACCTCATGGTTATGGTACTGATGATAATTATCCAGTTCAACCTTGGGGATTCACAGTTTTTGAACTCGCTCCCGATTCACACTCATACACAGCATATTAATCATGGCATTTAAATTCGATACAGGTTATCTTTACTCAAAAGCACTTATTGGAATGGGTTACACTCAGGTAAGTGTGACTGGTATATCATCAATGTTTTCTCAAGAAGAGTTTGAATCAGATGTATCTATAGGTAGCACAACTGTTTATCCAGATATTGCGACAGTCAGATCTAAAGCACAGGAATATGCAACTCAACAGTGTTGGTATGATGTTAGACAATTAAGAAATATTGAATTACAACAAAGTGATTACATTACAAGTATTGCATCAGAAACTGGAGTAGGTATTTCAACTGCTTGGAAAAATTACAGACAGGAATTGAGAGATATTACTAAACAACCTGATGTAAATAATCTTGTGTGGCCAACTCATCCAGAGGGAGTGCAAGTTGGATTCCTTACGGGATATGAACCTTGTGATGAAATATAAATATTTAAAAAATAGATAATGGCTGCCTTTAATTTTCCAAATAGTCCATCATTAAATGATCAGTATACCGCAAATGGTGTCACTTTTAAGTGGAATGGAACCATATGGCAGAGAATATCAGCAAGCACAGGTGCACAAGGTGCGACAGGATCAACAGGAGCAACAGGAGCACAGGGTGCAGCAGCAGGATTAACAATATCAACATCAGCACCAGGTAGTCCAAGTGCTGGTGATATGTGGT